CTGGCTTTCGCATTAAGCGCAGTTTGTGTTGCTGTGGAGATAGGTTTTGAGAGGTCCGAAGTGTTGTCTACGTTAGACAAGCCGACATCAGTCTTATTGAGCGTAACCGCACCTGTTTTGCCTGCTACCGAGGTAACAGTGTTTACTTCTGCACCAGTCTCAATGCCGTCCAGTTTCGTTTCGTCCGCTGTGGTAAATGATGCTGATGTAGCATCAAGAATAGCCTTGTTTGCATGGGTATGCCTTGCAGTAGTATTTGCACTGACATCTGCGTTACTGGATACCTCAGAGTCAAAGTCTGTTACATCCGAAGCAACGTGTGTATGAACCGTATCTGCCTTACCAGTGAGTGCTGTGTCTACCTCAGTTTTCGTGTAGGTAGTAGCTTTATCTGCTTTTAGTGTGAGGTCTGGTAGATTTTCCAGCTCGTTATAGTCGGTAGTACCAGGATCGCCTTTAGGACCTTGTGGTCCAGTAGCACCAGTGTCGCCCTTTACTCCTTGAGGACCTTGTTTCCCGCTCGCCCTGATAGAGATATGAGGGGTCGTTTGCTTGATAGAAATGTTAGTCATTACGCTGTCTCCTGATGTTCGATACTTTCAGCAATGGTAAAGTTTGGGAGTTCTGATTTATCATGGGGGAGTTCTTCACCGGCAATTGTAATCGTGTATTTGTAATCACCTAGAGGCTTTGATGTCTCGGTTTCGGTGAGAGAGATAAGACCAGCGCCGTTTGTAATAGTGAATGGGTGAGTGATGATTGGTACTTCGGTCTCTTTGCCGACGTTAAATGTTGCCGTGCCTGAGATGTCTGAACTAACAGTAAAGTTAGCTACTGATCCCCAGCGCACAATGATGTTTTCTTGGCTATTGCATAGTTGCATTATTCATTCTCCTTTTTCTGTTTAGGTGGTAGTTTATCTAACTGGTAGTTCATTATGATTCAACCTCATAATACTGGGAACAAGAACAGTTGCTATGGCTCTGTGCAGAGTCTATATCTTTCCACTGGTTTTTCATAACACCACCGTCAATGCCATGTATTTCGTCGCCATAGTCTAGGAAGTTAGCACTTACCTCTACTTTTTTCCCTTCCATTGCCCGACAGTACTCGCAAGGATTGCCAGAGTTAGTCTGCCATACCTTATATACCTTAACGCCTAGCTCCTTTGCTATGTTGTTCATGCTGTATACGCTAGATTGTCCGCCGGCGAGCTGGGTTTCAGTCCTCGTTAGCCTGTCTACACGCCATTCTTCTTTCACGATGTCCTGTAGTTGCTTTTTCATTTCAGCCCGGCTAGCACCGCTCTCATGCCCTGTAGTTAGTACGTTGCGGATACGGTCTGCTGTCTGGTCATTGTAGCCCTTAGCTATTGTTTCTACATACTTCCGATACTCAGCCTTTTGCGCTCCAGTAAGTTTGAACTCTCCAATATCTGAAGCGTCGATCCCCGCGTTCAACATAACTCTGATGTTATTTACCTGCTCGATGTCGCCTTGGTATTGCATAAACGCTAACAGCACCCCAAGCATAGCCTCAGTAAGTAATACATCTTCTTCTGGGTCTATAGGGTTCTCTTCTGATATAGCTTTGGACTTAATAAGCTCCGCCGCTTTGTCTACTTGCGCTTGCATACGCTCTTTTACAGCAAGTGCCAAGCGTTGCTCGAACCTATTGCGGTCTTTTGGGTCTATCTTTTTTTTTAGAGTTTTAGATGATTTCTCTGGCTTATCACCGTAGTTAATACCAGATACTTTTATCTTCTTGCCGTTATATTCTGCGCCAAGAGCCTTTACCCATTTTTTAACGTCAGCTTCTTTATTTATGTAAGCGAGCGTCATGTGGGGCTTGTATCCGCTAAAAGTCTGTATATGTGGCAATAGTGTCAGTCTTTCATGACCGTCAACCAACTCAGGAGTTTTCTCTATATGAGCAACAACCGCATACGAGTCAGGAGTTTCAAAGTAATCTACTCGCTCGATAGTAGCCGTTTTAAGTTCCCAGCCAGATAATACTTGGTCTACTTTGTCTTTCCACACGTTACCATTTTCGAGTAGTCCATAGAGCAGGGTTATATGTGGCTCTACTTCAGCGACAGCTCCCATTGCGTGTTCATGGCGTGTAGTAGCCTCAACTAGGTCATCATCTGCGTTTTCTACAAACTTTTTGATGTCTAGCTTTTCAGTATCTACCATAATACAGCCTAAGTCGTCGGGGTTTATGTCTGTTCCCTCGTATAGCGTAGGATAGTCCCTAGCTGAGATTGACTTCATAAGTGATTTAGTCTGCTGGTATGGGGTTTCTGGTAGGCGAGGAATATCTGTTAGCTCAGTTGTATCTGGAGCAACGATATTAACTTCTTTTTCCTGCGCTACTAGGTCGGCTATATCTCCACTTTTAACGTAGGCTATGGCACTCTCAGCGGTGAAGCCTTGCGTGACGAGGTTCGTAACTGTCGTAGCGTCAATCTGTTTCGTTTCAGCCTCAAACTTCTTCTCCTCTGAAATTGCAGGGATAATAACATCAGCCATAATCTCACCACCAAAGCCACCTGTAATGCGGTTCAGGTTCATCGTCCAGCGGCTCCAGCGTTTCTTTGTAAATGGCTCCATCATGTCAATAGCGAAGTTCTTACGGTCTACTTGTGCGCTAGAGAGGTTGTTGTTTTCACTATCCCCGACCATGCTAGGCGGTACTCGGAACTTCTGCTTGATACGCTTGTCTACTTGGTCGAATAGGTCTTTTAGCGCGAGGTCTTTGTTCTGCTGGTTAAATGGTATCCACTCAATCTGCCCAGTACCAGTCTTACCGTCAGCCGATACAGGCGTGTAGTTGAACATGACATTATTATTGTTGCCAGCCCCCTGATGATTAGCGATAATTCCACGCTTGATGTCTTGGAAGTCCTGTGGGCTTTTAGCGATGATATTGTACATACCGGCAGCAACCGCACCGTTCTTGAAGAAGCCTTTTTGATGACACGCTAAGTAGTCGTCGAGATCAATCCATGTCTCAGCCGCCTTAGTAGGGGAGTAGCCAAGTCCGAAGCCCTCTGGGTTAAAGTCCTCGTCAATAATAATCTGGTGGTATTCTAGCTCCTCGTTATTTGGGAGGCGGTAAATAACCTCATCACCAACTACATCAGTAACGACACCGAATAGCGGAGTGAAGCCTGTAATGTCTTGAGGGAGGATATACTTCTTACCACGCCTTACAGTGGTTTTACCATGTACACGCCACATAGCTCTGTTATCGAATAATGCTAGAATTGCAATTGCTTCACGCAGGTCGTAGTCGCTCATACGATCGTTAGGATAGTACAGACGAGAGAATAGGTTAGCACTGCCCGGGTCATCTCCGGCAGTCTTTTCGCCTTTAGCGTTTACCATGTATTGGTCTTGCGCTGCGAACTTAGAAGCAATCAGGTCTATATATGGGAATACGTTATCGTACTTATTAGAGTTGTAGTAAGCACTGATGTCGTGCCAGCCGATATAACCTGGGTTATACATACGATTATCAGTGTAGCCAAGTGTCCTGTCGCTAACCCCAAGCCATTTCTTAATTGTGTCTTTTAGCATTTATAATTCCCTATTAGATATCTATCTTTATTATACCGAACTACAATAGACAATAAACAAGCCCTATTGTAGTATCATAAGCGACTAAAATAGATCGCTTGCGTCCATATACTCTACTTCTTCTACATTCTCCGACTCATAGATTGCCGCTAATACGTCTGGTGCGTCATCGTGAGCGTTTTTACCTTTTTTGTTATAAGTCATAATGTTTTTATAGAATTGTTCCCACTTATTGCCCCAACCCTTTGGCATAATAACGTGTTTAGCTACCCATGCACTACTAGACAATATCCTTGCTTCCTTGTTTTTAGATTGAGCTTTCCACTCAATGACGGTTCTTTTATTGCCAAGTTTCTTGAGTTCTTCCTCTACATTTCTAGCATAGAAGCGACCACCATTATTACTCTCAAAGGTTGCTTTATTAGTGTCTGTCTCGTCTAATAAACTAGCAACTTCGGGTTCTGTGATTTCGGCATCTTCATCTGAGAAATAAACACCTTTAATGTATACATCACCATTTAGCACTCCATAAGATATCGAACATAAGAAGTCCGAACCTGTATCAGCGGTATCTGTATAGTTCTTAATAAGTGGTATATCGGGGAATACATCGTACTCTCTGAAGCCTTTATACAGTCGACCTTTAATGTCCATAGGCTCTTGCTGGTATACTGCCGAGGCTATCTCTGGCATCATCTTTGAGGTTTTAAGTTCGTAATCTGTAGCAGTAAGAATATCATCACAGAGCATTGTTCCGTCATCTTGCTTGGCTTTATAGCTAACTACTTCTACTAGGTCACCGTATTCTTGTATGATGCGTCCTGCGAGGTCATTAGTAGCCCAGCGTGTCATAACGATAATAACTTTATAATCACCCTCTAAACGCTGCATAATAGTATTAGAGAACCAATCCCAGTGTTTCTGTAGTACATTCTCGTTTAGAGCTTCTACGTCGCTTTTAATAGGGTCGTCAATAATTACTATGTTTGCTCCAATACCAGTAGCTGTCCCTGTTGGAGAGGTAGCGAGATAGTTTGGCTGGTTATTTCCCTCTAGTGACCATAGTGACATAGCCGCATCGCCACGCTTGACATTTACTTCGGGAAATATATCGTGGAAGGTTATCACTTTGTCATCTGCTGGTACTTCTTGGATTGAATTACGGACTTTCTTGGCAAAAATAGTTGATAGTGTTTCGTTATACGATCCGGTGATGATTTTGTTAGTCTTGTCCCTACCAAGCAACCACTCAGTAAGATTGCCGGCTGTCATTGATTTGATATGACGCGGGGGCATTGAGAGTGTCAGAAACTTTTTATCACTCTCATAAATGAAATGTTGTAAGGTATCTGCAATGTCTTTTAGGTATGTTCGTTCAGGTTTATAGAGCTGTGGGTATCTATTCTGACAATAATCATAAAAATACCGCCTAGACAGTTCAAGCCTTGCTTGCCTCTGTACATATAGCGGTATCATTTACTTACCCTTTGCGAGGTTGCGTAGTTCGTCTGGTGATAGATCTTTATATGGATTAAGTGAACCGTCTGTATTCTTTATGTCGGTAGTCTTTTCATCTTTCCAACCAAAGTTATTTTTGAGGTTGAAGATAGCACCTGTGGCGTTCTTTTCCATCAGTCGTGTTTCAATGTCCTCTTGCACTTTATCCCTAGCCTCTTTTACTGCGTCAAAAAACAATTCGTTTTTAGTATAGTTGAGAAGTCCCTGCCTTGATAATCCTAGTCGTCGAGCTAGTCCACTCATGGTGTATGGAGCAGGGTTAATGACTTCTATAACCATCTCTGACTTAGGAGAGTAAACGTGCTGTATGCGGTTATCGCACCAATCGAAATACTCGTCTATTCCAGACTGTAATTCATCAAGTGTCTTGTACTTGAGCTTTCCTAGTCGATTAGTATTGCCTTTTGGTGCACTCATAATTACTTACTCTCTTTACGAGCCTTTGGTTTACTCTCGGTCTTAACTTCTTTTTTGTCAGCTTCTACGAGGTCTTTGATTGTGCTATACCCCACTGATTCAGTAAGTGATTTCTCGCTACCGTCTGTGAGGTAGTATAGACCGCCTGATTTTACGATAGATTTTCCGTTGTATTCTTGGATATGTGTTACGTTCATGATTGTTTCTCCTTATCCATTGGTTCTATATATGCTATGCCGTATTCAATGATTTCTTCGCTTTGGATTTTTTGAGCTTCGTCTATAGCTTCGTCTCGTGTATCAAATACTATTCGGGGTTGTTTCCAGTCATTTGAAGCACAGCCGTCCATGACAGCCCATTTCCCTTTATGACGCTCAACTGTTAGATAGTTATCTGCTGACATATTTTTCTCCCTGCTTTTATTATACTTCCTCTAAAGCCTTATAAATATTCTCGCCATTATCCTCAATATGCACGACAGGTTTTAGTCTGTCCATAGAGAGTTCTAGTTCCTGAGCGATACGGGCGTGTTCTGGGCGTTTTTCTGGTAAAACCCTCGTATCTACTAACCGAATGTTCTGCGAGCCGTACAGAGCCGTTAAACGTGCCATATGCATAGCGTTTGCGCCGCATGATAAACAATTCGCACTATATACTACTAGATTTGCCATTCCAACCATTCCCTCCTAGTCGCTGTTAAGGTGAATATCTTTACTGTTATATCACCCTCGATGTCGTGTTCGCTCATCGCCTTGTGTAGAGTTTCCCAGCAGTCTATCTGTCCGAGAACTATTTTACCAGCGAGCAGCGGTACACGAGCCTTATATCTTCCGCTAATAAGTGAGATGTTGTAGCACTGGAAGTTATCCATTACTGCTATCCTTTCAGGCGACACATAAAAGCGGAGTTTCCCAGCTTCAACGTATTGCCCACTACAGTTCATACGCTTATCTAACTACTAGCGGAATAAATTGTCAAGGTTAATATTTTTTTAGTTTATCTAACAGCAAAGCACCCCCGGCTATTGCCAGAGGGTAGATTGCTATTGGTACGAAATAAGCCAGTAAAGTCAGTGCAAGTGATACCCAGAACGCTACGCAGATAAAACATTCTAGGAACTCATATTTGTGTCGCAGTTTTACGAAAAGTATCCCCGGACCGTCTGAATATACGATCGCACTTGTCGCCCAATACGCTGCAAGTATGATGAGGACGGTTTGCCAGATAGTCATTTGGTTTTAGCTTCTTTCTTTTTTAAGTCCATTTTTATTTCTTTTATCGTGTGCTGTACTTCATAATACAGTCTAAACCTTTCTAGTTTACTCATAGACATTTTTTGCCTTTCGTTGCTTGTTTAATGAATTCTTAACGAACATTTTTGCTTGCTGTTCGGTCTTAAAACTCTTATATCTTACGCATATCCTTCTGTAATCAACAATCCATGAACCTCTTTTTTTGCAGTAATAGTAGCCTTTCGCTTCGTCATATCTATCTGAATTATGAATATTCTCAATAAATGATACTATTCTCAAGTTCTCTAAGCGGTTATCTAACTTATTCCTATTTATATGATCGACAATCTCTCCTGGTTTGGCATCTATTATCAAGCGGTGAAGCCTTACTGTTATTTTCTTTCCGTCTATCACATGACGTATCATGGCATAGCCAGTATCGCTTACATGCCAATTTATTTTAGATGCCCATTCGTAGTATTTACCGTCAACTAATGCACCACAATCTAATACTTTTACTAGTTCCTTAGATTTTGATTTTTTAGGGATTAAATCATAATTTATCACCTTCAGCTTTCCCGAACATTTTTTTGAACAGACTTTGTTTATGTACTTATATTCATGCTCAGATCTACTAACCCTTTTTTCGTTTCCACATACTACGCAATTAAACTTAACTTTTTTCCTGGCTGCGTAATGCCTGTAACATTCCATCGAACAAAACACTTTGACTCGCTTTTTATACGTAGAGAACTCTTTTGTGCAATTTGTACAATTACGCTTCTTCATGTAGATATTGTACCACTTCTAATGCGACAGGTCACTATTATCTTTGTGCTTAGAAACTCTTTTTCTAGAGCCACCAATTTTACCCGAGCATTGTGGCTTAGTGTGCCGTCCTGCTATTACATCACAATAGCATTCAGTCTTGCCGGCGAACCCTCCGTTGTAATTAGGGTTCAGTTGCTTGTTGCCGTTTCTACCGCCCTTGC